TTAGAAATAAAGCAAATACTATATTAAAAATTTTTAATATAGTATTTGCTTTATTTCTAATTAATTTTATACCAAACTACACACATAATTGGATATTAGGGGGGTTAAACCGGGTTGATGGGGTTTAAACCGGGAGAATAAACAAGGTATACCAAAGAGGTAGGTGGATTGGTGGAAAGACGACTTAGACGAATTCTTGAAAAAATAATTTGTTATAATTACATATAACAAAAAATATATGAAAATACATTCACAACAAAAATAAATATTATCTCACACACCCCTTAACTGAAAAATAATTTTTTATCTTTTTTACTGTGTTTAAAAAATAACTTATGAATTATTAGCATTAGGTCATTTGTATCAATATCATAACTAATATAAAACTTCAATATATTCTCTATGTCTTGCCAAACGCCTTTAATATGTCTAACTACCTTTTTATATCTTTTATGTTGTTTATTACTAATTTTTTCTTTTTTATAATTTGGTATTTCTTTGATAATGTCGTTCTCTAAAACTACTTTGTATACATCTTCACCATCATCTATAATATAGCCTGACATATTTATATATTATTATATAACTATATCTTTAAGTAGTTTATATTTTTTTTATTTTTCTACCCTTAGGTGGTCTTGGGGATTTACTTACTTCTAATGACTCAAAATCTTTGATAGATTCATCAAGAGGCTTTAACTCTAATGACATTAGATCTTCTTTTTTAAGGTTTGGTTTTACTTTCTCTTTTCTTTGTTTCTTTTTAACTTCTATCCATTCATTTTCTTCTGATTGATCTTTTATTTCTTCTTTTGGTTCTTCTTTTTGTTCAACTGGAGATTCTACAGATTCTTTACTATTCTCTGTAACTTTTTCTTCAGTATCAACGCTTTTGACTTTAGCCTTTTTAATTTGCCTTTTAGGTTTCTTAGTTTCTTGATTATCAGAAGTTTGAGATTTATCTTCACTCTCATTATTAGAATCAATTTTTGTTTCATCGGTCATACTTTCTTTTTTACCTTTCTTCTTCTGATAATACTCTTTAGCCTTTTGTCTTTTTTTTTCTAGAAACGAGGGATCTTTTTCTTTTCTCTCTTCGTAATATTTTTTTCTTTGAAGATTAACTTTATCCCTATTATTTTCTCTATATTTTTTAGTTGCTCTTTTTTGGGCTTCAGTATAAGAAGAATATATTTTAGTGGTTTCTTTGTTTTCCATTTATATATATAATAATATTTATTTCTTTATATAACTTATATTAATTTTGTATCTATAGGTAGTTTCATTAAATTGATACCACCCTTTTCATCTTCATTAATAATTCTTTCATAATCATCATGAGTCTGATGGAGGTTATCTGGTTTAATTCTTTTAGAAGGGTCTTCATCTTGAAAAAACATTTTTAGTATGTATTCATTCTTTTTCCAATCAACAGATACATTAAGGTCATCAAACATATCTAAAAATTCTTCTACATCATTATAAAAATGTCCTGATCTTAATTTACAAACATTTATGAAATGAGCTAATGCTAAACAATAAAAACCACATGCATTATTCATTAGACTTTGTATATCTTTTTTAGTAAAAGGTAAATACATATTAAAATTATTTTTAATAGCCTTATTAACTGCTTCTGGTGGTTCTTTGCCGTAAGGATCAAAATAAATTGGTTCTAAAGTTCCGTTTGGTGTTTTATTGACTTGTAACATTGTCCAATGAGTTCCTTCGTTTTGATTTCCTTCATCATCGGTTGAGTCTTGGAGATTAATTATATATGTTTCATTGGTATCAATTTTCCTTGGTAATTCGTCCTTAAAAAAACAACCCGCCAATGGAACACTCATCCTTCGGGCTAGTTCGTGAATTTGATTATCTGTTAACATACTTATATATATTTATAAATTTTATTTTTTATATCATTTTTATTTTATATTATATACTATATAGATATATAAAAATAAATTAATGATTTGTAATATATCAAAAAATGATAAACATAATATTATATAATATAGTATTTTTTTATTATTATATTTATATATGATATTATATGATAATATGTTTATCAAAATTTGATGTATTACAAATCATTAATTTATTTTAACCAAAGACGTCAGTTCCATCATTGAATCTTTGATATTGAGGTGGTAACATAAATTGCATATGGAAATTAGCACCATATGGTTGTGATTGTAAAGCTGGAGGCATTTTAGTTTGATGTAGTGCTAATCTACCAACTCCACCAACTAAATTGAGATCATGAGGGTCATCAGTTTCATGATATTTATGATGAGTAGAATCATGTCTATGAGTATGAATTCCATGTCCTCTTGAAGGTGGTTGACCCTCGTGACCCCAATAACTCTTAATAGGAGGTTGCATATGTTGTGCTGCAATTGCTCTATCTGACATTAATGATGAATCCATATTAGCCATTGCACTTCCTATATTTTGAGCTCTTAGAGATTCATATGAATGGAATCCTCCACCACGAGATGTTGACATCATATGCGGTTCATAATCCATTGAATGTGGTGTGTAAACTCCTGTTTGATGGATATGTCCTAGGTTATCTCTTACAACTGCTCCACCATATAAACCACCTCCGCCATATAATCCATGACCAACGGGTGAACTTAAATATAATCCTCCTCCTTTACCAAACCACCAATTATATAATCTTGACCAAAAGCTTGGTTTTTCTTCTTCTAATGGTAAATACAAAGGGTGACCTTTTTCTACTTTACCTGAATGAGATACCCTCTTAGCAATCGGCGGTGCTGGACGAATAGCTCTATGTGGTAGTTCTCTAACTTTATATTCTTGTAATTCATTAAATGGTTCGTAATTAAACTTAGGCATTTGTATAGGTTCAAAATGCGGTACTCTTGATGGTTGACTATGTAGCATATGCATTTTTTGATCATGTACTTCATGTAATTTTTCTAAATTTTTCAATCTATTAACAGGGTTATCTGCTGGATGTTCATGTTTAGGATGAAGGATGTGTGAAATATCTTTCATCTCGTATTCTTGAGCTTCTTTTTTCTTTTTAGTTTTATTACTAAAAAATCCATAACCTAATGCATCTGCTCCCATATAAGCTCCTTCATGGAATGCATCACCTGCAATATCACCAAGTGTTTCATCTCCTGTTAAATACTGAACTCCATATTTTGCTGCTAAACCTGCTAATTTAGAACCATGTTCTTTTAATAGATAAGCCATCTCTGGATGATCCATTAACCAATTATGAGTTTGAGTTGCTGCTTGTACTGCTGGTTTATAAAAATTTTCATTAACATGATGTGCTACTTTATGACCCGCATTCTTAAAAAAATCAACTATATGATTCCATTTAATAGCTCCTCCTATTGGTGAATGATGTTTCATTAATTCAGGATGTAGATGCATTCCTAAATGAATCATATGGTGAATTCCATAACCTTCAGATGCTATTGCTTTTTTAGCTGCTTCTTGACCGGCTGCTCCTGCTAATGCTGCTGCATATGGATTTTCAGTGACTAAACCCGCTAATCCTGCTGTTGCTGCTCCTGCTAATGCTGGAACCGCGCTTTTATACATTGTTGTCAATACTGGACTAGATTTAATAATTTGATTTTTAGTATTATTAAGATGTGTTAAATCTTGTTTATAACCCTGAGCAATATCACCTAGTTTTTGTCCTTTTGCTAATTTAGATGCTGCGTCTGCAATTAAATAAGGAGGAGTTACCACTTTTAATGCTGTTGTAATATCACCCATATGAGGTTTAACATATTGATTATAACCTTGTTCTGCTGGTTTAATAATTTTTTCTTCAACTGGTTTAATTATTTTATCTTGGAATCCTGTTTTAATAGTATTTCCTAAATCTCTGAACCAATCACCAATACCTGAACCTTTTTTATGATTATGTAATCCTTTACCAACACCTGGTAATAATAAAGGTTGATCTTTACCCATTACATGAGCTTGGAGTTCAGGTGATGGTAATTTATTCATTTCTATTTCTTCAGGAGATAAAGATAATTCCATTCCTTTTTGTCTAGCAAATGTTTTACTAACCAAATTATATGTTGTAGGTGAGACAAGAACATTAAAACCTGATCCATGTCTAACTCTAACTTTTTTACCATTTCTTAATTTAGATCTCTGATTCTCAGAACCGTGAATACTTACAACGAATACCATATTTATATAATAATATATTGTTAAATCCTTAATTGAATTTAAGAATATTAATTAAAAGAAAATAAATAGAAAAATAAATTTTGTATTAATAAATTTTTATATAGTGTAACTTTTAAATTGATTTATTTACCAAGGTCATTTAGACCCTAGCTCCAGTTTCAATGTCAATATTAATTTCTACTCCATACTCAACAAATACCCACAAATCAATTCTTTGAGTAGAATAATTTGTACCAATCAATTGAACAGATTTAGGAACCGATTGTTCAACTGGTAACATTCTCTCAACATTGACATAGTAATAACAATAAGATTGTAAGAAATCCTCATAACCAATCAATCCACTTGTTAAACCATCTGTTTGACCTCCATTTACTGAGAATTGACCATATAATTGATTGTTAAACTGTTCAAAAGTGTATCTTTGAGTATTATAAATTGCATTTTGACCACTAATTTGTACGTTAAAGTTTCCAAGAGTAACCATTGGTGCAGTAGTTCCACAACCTGCTGTATCAAATGGTGATTGATATTCAGGTGAAGGTAATGTGAAAGGGGTTCCAACTCCTTGGTTATCTTGAGAATAAAATGGTATAACTAAAACAGATTTAATATTAGCAATACCATTAGTAATCAAATTATTAAATTGAAGTCCAGGGTTAATTGAGGTAACTTGATATTGGTAAACATCAGTATATTTAATTTGTTTAACAGGACTGGATAGATAAGCTTTTTCAAAAACTGGATTAAATGTATAAGCTGGAACATACAAGTAAATTGATTTTGATAACTGACCTGTTGATAAAGCAACACCTCCTACTACGTTAGGATTTATACCAATAACAGTTGAACCAACAGAAATATTATACCAATATACTCCTGCTGTAGGAACAAAATAAGTGTTTGCAGGATTTACCATAGCGAAACCATTCTGACCCATAGTTTGATTTGATCCTGTTCTAAAACTAGGAACTAATAAAGGTTGAACTCCACCAACTGGTACTATTGAGTTATAAGTTTGAACAAATGATGATGTTCCAAGTGCTCCTCCACCTACACCTACAACTGGTGCTGCTACTGTTATAGATGCTGATGCATTGTTTAAATTCATTGTCATTTTCATAAACACACCTTTTAGTAAAGGACACATGTTAAAAAAAGAACAAACATGTTTTAGATAAACAGTTGCCATAACTGAAATTTGTAATTGTCCTGTTTGTGCTGCTGTTGCTGCATCTGTTTGTTGACTAATATAAGATTTCCATATATTAGGTAAAGATGCAGCTGCAACTCCAACGTTTCCATAAGTTGCCGCAGAACCTGCAGAAATAGCAGGATTGTAATTAATATAAGAAATTCTTTTTGTTAATCCTACATTTCCTCCTAATCCTACATTAGCATATTGGATATTATTTTGTAATGCATTTACACCATTTAATTGATTATTTCCCGATGAATTAGATAAAGCACCACTTGTTAAATATCTATTACCAATTGCTGATAAAGATGAACTTGCTGCAGAATCAATAAGTGCTACATCGTTGTTACAAACATAAACACCATTTTGAGCATTTGCAGGTGGTAGAGTATTAGGGTTTTGTAGAACACCATTGGGTTGATAAAATGTCCATGATGATGAAGTATCAGGATAAAAACCAATAGTTGGACCTTGAGTAATAATATCATTATAAGATAGTGTTGTCAATAACTTAAATGTATTCCACATATTAATAAAAGGTGTTTGTTGAATAATTGTAGTTCCATTATAATCCAATGTAAAACTGTGAATTATTGTACCAAACCAATTTTTAAGTCCAATACCATAATCAGATCTACTATAACCGTTTGCTACCCCAATATTAATATTATCGTCTGCCGGGGTAGTTAATGATAAAGTTAAAGGAATTGCTAAATAGGATTCACGATAAGACATATACTTATTAGAATTAGATAATTGAGAGGTATCAATAATAGATTGATTATTTTGATAATTTGTGTTTTGGTTGTCCAAAATGTTAATCCAATCCTTTCGGACGAATACATTAGGAGAGCCTTCAACTTCTTGACTAAGATCAAATACTAATTTATCACACATGATTATATACATAAGTATATAATTATATTCTTAAATAAATAAAATTAGTAAAAATAAAGAAATTGGACAATTGGGGCTTTGAGATTAAAAACTCATAGTTATATTTTTTTTTTTAGTTTTTTTTGTTTTATCAAGACTCAATTTTGATAATTTAGCTGCTATTTTATCAGATAATCCCGTTCCACTAGTGAGTTGTATTTTTTGAGTTCTTGATACTTCATTATTATATGGATTTCTACCCGTTGTATTCATATAATCCTCAATTGATGAATATGAACTTTGTCCTCCAATTCCACCGTCTAATAATACTGAACCAATACCTTCACCCATTGGTCTAAACATACTTGAATAACCACCACCTTTCATATGACGGTTAATAGCTCTTAATTTAGCATTAGAATGAGGAAACATTATGTGATGTGCTCTATGAACCATTTATATATTATAATTATATTGATTTATATTTATATGTAATTATTTTTAATTTATTCTTTTTCTTTGTCAATTTCTTCTTTTATATAAAAACCTTTGAACCCTAACAATGCTTTAGATATTTTGTCCAAAGATTCAATTTTTTTTATTAATAGTATTCTTTCTTTACCTTGTGCTGTTCTACTGTCATTAAAATATTTATTTCTATCTTCGTTTAATTCATCTACAAGAGTATTAATCTTATTTTCGGTTAACTTAATTACGTGAAACATTATATATACATATATAACATTATAATTTTATATGTTTTTATTTAGTGTTTAAAAAAGATTCATCTTTATCTCTAATAGTTAATAGTATTGTCATACTTGGATCTTGGATTATTAATGGTTGTAAGTTTGTACCTAAAAATGTTAATAATAACTGATTATAAGTTCCATCAATCAATTTTGTCCACATGAAATTAGGTGGTCTGTCTTGAATAATAGTACCTGGTAATGCACTCGGAGCTATTGAGTAAATTATACTCGATGGTTGAGAATATGGATTATTGATATTACTAAGACTAAGATAAATACTACTATTAGGTTGTAATTGAGGAGCTAGATTAGATAAGTAAGATAAAGTGCTAGTAGATGACTTAGTTACATAGTTAGTTGCTGCAGTTGGTGTTGTTGGAACAAATGCATTATTAAGATTACTATTAGATGCAAATCCTGCAGAATATCCAACTATAGCATTAAAATTAGCTGGAAAGGCCACCATTGTATTCTGCGCAATAGTAGGCCATACATTACCTGCTATTGGAATACCAGTCGCAGGGTTAATCGGTGCAGGAGGGACAGTTGTATTAGAAGGGGCGGTTGTAGGAATAAAATAGGTGTTTAACTGAACTGCATATCTTGATGGATTTAATATTATATCAAACGGATAATAATTAAATGTACCATCACTCCAATAAGTTCCATTTGCTATCATAGTAAATTGACAAATATTATTTATAGTGGTAACTTCATAAATACCATCTGGTATAACAATATTATAAGTATAAGTAGTAGCACCCGCTGTCCAAGTATATGAAAATGTATTATTAGCTTGAGCCGCTGAGATATTAAACCAACTGTAATACATTGTAACACTAGAGACTGCAATGTACTTATTAGTTAGATTAACTGAGTTAGGAAACTTATATAAGAGTTTATTATTTTGTCCATCTTGGACGAGATTACTTTGATTTAACACTAATACAAACATTTATTATATAATATTATATTTATGTATTTTTATATATATTTATTTTTCTAATAATGATGAAGACTTTTTAATCTTCTAGGAATATGAATATTTTTTTGTTTTTCGTGATAAGTAGATTGAATCTTGTGACCCAATCTAATATTAGGTTGATGTATAGAAATATGATGTTTTGTATGCATTATACCATTTCCTTTTATACCAAGGGCTGTCGGAACTTGAGATCCACCAAAGAAAAATGGAGGTTGAAACCCACCACTTTCCATTTGAGGATAAATTTGATAAGGATGATTCACTTTAGGCCAATAATTATAAAATCCACTCATTTTTATATATTTATGTATATTGTTATTTCTTTATTAGATTTATTATTTTTCTCAATAACCCAAATTAACGAGGTC